CGGCAATGACACGAACTTCGACTGCACCAAGTACCGCAAAGCGAACTCAACCCGCGAGACCTACAAAGCGAAAGCAACAGACCCTTTCACCAAAGCCAAGGCCGCAGCCCGCGCCCGGCTCACATCCACAAAATAGAAACCACACATGAACATCATCGACACCAACATGCTCGGCCTCAAGGAGCTGAGCATCCCAACCGACACCACCCAGTCACAATGGGAGGAGATCCACCGCAACTTACTCATCTGTAAGAAGTCCGCAGCCAAGTGGCTCAGCCAGTCCCGCTCGTTCGCCTCCGATCGCTGGGGCGTCGACTATGTGGCAGAGACCGAAGTGCAGCTCGAGCTTGGCCTCGGCCTGCCCGAACCCACGAAGCCCGAGCCACTCAACCCTGCCGATAAGTCGAAGGCGATCGTCACCATCGAAGGCGTCCATCAGTCCTTCGTTCTCTGGCAGCGGAAGATGAGCGGCGAGGTCGAGACATGGGATGACGACCGACTCAAACGAGCGTTGGATCTTCTCGAGCCGATGGAGCAGCAGGCGAAACGCATCCGCGAACTTCTCGGGAAATGAAAACGATCGACCGAAAAAATTTAGGGAGTCTCCTACGCGAGAGCGCTCATTTGGTGTTGGGCCACTCTCGTCAGTCGTCTGAGTGTTGACTTTTGAGCCTTTGTTGACTTCGCCATGGGGATCACGGAACTGAGCAAAGCCCTCGAGATCGACAAAGGTCTCGTTTCGCGGCTCGTGAAGAAGGGGATGCCGACCACTTCGGTGGATGCAGCGCAGGCGTGGCGTGAGGTGAACGCGAAGCCAAAGCCCCGGAAGAACAAAAAGGTGATGGACGCCCCGCCGCCGGTCGCCAAGCCCCAGCCGGTCACAACCCCAGCGCATGACGCACCCGAGCCGGATGACGATGACAACACCCCGCGCCAGTCGCTTCGCCGGGCGAGGTTGGCGGAAAAGGTCGGCTACAACGAACTGGTCCTCTGCAAACGGAACGGCGGATCGATCGAGGACATTCGAAAGGCCAACTCGATCTACATCGCGGCCCGAAACAACCGCCACAAAGCCGAACGCGATTTCAAAGAATGGCAACGCGCGGAGGGCATCTTGCTCTACTTTGACGAGGCCAAGGAGATCGCCGGTCGACCGCATGTGGCTGCCAAGCAGATGTTGGAGGTGATGCCGAAAAGCCTCGCACCTCGCTTGTTCGGCCAACCGCAAAAGGCCATCGAGGCCGCGCTTTCCGAGTGGTGTGATTCTCTGACTGAAGTCATTCGCAAAACCCTATGACTCCCGCCGCCGAAGCCCTGCGCGAGCACATCCGCTCGATCTATGCGCCGATCGATCGCCGGTCGGTGGTGGATTGGTGCAGTGACGAAGTGATTCTCTCCGAGCGTCAGACGCAAATGCCTGGCGCTTTTTCCGTCTCGATGACGCCCTACCTGCGCGAGCCGCTCGAGTGCTTCGGCGACATCGATGTCACGGATGTCGTGCTCGTCTTTGGAACCCAGACCGGCAAGACCACCATGATCCAAGCTGGGACTGCATGGCGGATCTGCAACAAGCCGCAGCCGATGGTGTGGGTCATGCCGACTGAAGGCCTCGCCCGATCATTTTCGGAAACGCGATGGATGCCGCTGTTCGATGACAGCGCCACCCTCTCAGCTCAAAAGCCCGCCGATCGCCACCGGTTTAAAACCCTCGAGCAACACTTCAGCCGATCATCGCTTGTCTTTGTCGGGTCCAACTCACCGGCCAACCTCGCCAGCCGCCCCGCCGGTCTTCTCCTACTCGACGAGGTCGACAAGTTCGCCACCGAGACCGACAAGGAAACCAGCGCGCTGCACCTTGCCGAAAACCGCACGAAGAGTTTCGTCGGCGCCCTCCGCGTCAAGACCTCCACACCGACCACGCCCGAGGGACCGATCTGGAAGGAATACCTCAAAGGCACGCAGGAAAAATTCATGCTGCCATGCCCGCATTGCGCGGAACGCATCGAGCTACTCTGGGAGCAAGTGAAATGGGACCGCGAGGCCAAGGCCGACGGCAAGTGGAACATGGCGCACGTCGAAGAGTCCGCGCGCTACGAATGCCAACACTGCCACGGCTCGATCAATGACGGCCAGAAAATGGAAATGCTCCAACAAGGGAAATGGCAATGCACCAATGAATCCGCGCAAAAAGGCTTCCGCTCATTCCACCTCAATTCACTTTACGCACCATGGCGATCATGCACCTTCGGCGCGCTGGCGGTCAAGTTCCTCCGCGATTCTGAAACATTAAACGGACTGCAAGATTTTACGAACTCCACCATGGCCCTGCCGTGGGAGCAGGTCGAGACCAGCATCGGCGATGCCAAGATCCTCGGCCTTTCCGGCACCTACGAAGTCGGCACCTGCCCGATCGACGAACCCGCACATGTCGTCACCTGCGCCGATGTCGGCCAGGAGAAACAGCACTGGGTCACCACCGCCTTCGCCGCCGATGGATCATCCTATGTCCTCGACTACGGCACCACTCTTTCGGTCGAGGACCTTCTCCGCGATCCGCCACTCCGATCCTATGCTACACCGAGCGGCGGTATCGTGAAACCCGAGTGCGGTCTGATCGACTCCGGCTTTGCGACCTTCCGCGTCTATGCCACCTGCCAAGAGTCGGGCGGATTCTTCCACCCGGCAAAAGGCGCGAATGTCACCTTCGGCACGCGGATCAGCCGCACCACGATCGACAACTTCCCCGGCGTCGTGCTCTACACCTATGTCGACCACGCGATCAAGACCGAGCTTTTCATCGATCGGATCAAGGACCAGAAACCCGAGCTCAAGATTCCAACGAAAGTCACCACCGAGTTCATCGCCGGACTCAGCGGGCAAAAGCTCGTCCCGCGCAAGACGCCATCCGGTCAAGTCTATGTCTGGAAGGATGTCCGCGACGACCACTTCATGGACGCGCTCAAGCTGTGCCACATCGCATGGCACATTTTGAAAAACGCCTGATCGGACTGCATATCATTTCGGAAACCCACCACCCACCACGCGGAAACGCTGGTGGGTTTTTTTGTGACAAAACCCTAGAAAACAAGGGTGGAAATAAAGGGGTCCAAACCCATTTTGACTATTTTTTGTGACAAATAATGGGCAGTTTTTGTCACAAGCCCGCGCCCATACTTTGACATCCACGCACCCGCGTGAGCGAATCCATGAAAATTAGCGGCGTGAAGTCCTACCTGCGCCGGACCAAGACCAACGAAGAGCTCGAGGCCTTGGCCGATACCGTCTTTTCCAGCGCCACCGAGGAGGTCGTCATCACCAGCATCGGCACCGAGGGCTCAAGCTCGTCCGGGCAGGTGAGTTTCCCCAAGTGGCTGCTGCTCCAAGCGATTGAGGAATTACTCACCGACGGAGGCCGTGAGCGTCAGCTTGCCGCGATCATCGACCGCTCGCGCTACTCGTCACCGCTTTGATTTTGACACCCCGAAATCAATCGTGAGCGAAATCAAAAAATCAAATCGTGGCGGCAAGCGCGCCGGAGCCGGACGCCCGAAGAAAAACGCCACGCCCAAGGCCGCCGCCTTTGAAGCTGCCGAGCATTCAATTAACCGCGGTCTCGTCATCCTCAACACCGTCGAACCCCGCCGCGAGCTCCCCGCCCAGACTCGCCTCGAGCTACTAAAGAAAGCCCGCTGGCTTTACAACAATGTCGGCGTCGCCGCCTACCTCATCGAGCACCTTGCCCAGCGTGCTGTCGGCACCGGCATCGTCCCGAAGGCCCGCACCGCGAATGCCGAGTGGAACCGCATGGCCGAGCGCGCGTTCGAGGATCGCGCCTGCGCCGAGGCATGGGCATTCGACGCATCGTCACAGGTCAACTTCTACGGCGCGCAATCTCTCATCCTTCGGCAAGTCGCCTGCGATGGTGATTTTTTTGCGCAGTTTCTCACCACCCAGACCGGCGGCGCACGCGTCCGCTTCATCGGCGGCGAGGCTGTCGGCTCGACTGCCGATTCATCCGACCGCTCATTCGACGGCGTGCTGCTTGATCAGTTCGGTGCACCCTTATCCTACCGCGTCATCACCGACCGCGCGAACGGCAAGTACACCGATGTTCCAGCGCAGGACATGCTCCACTTTCGCCACATCCGCCGGGCAGGCTACCCACGCGGCGCGTCATGGCTGCACAACGCAGCGATCAACCTTCAAGACCTTTCCGAGATTCTCTCCTACACCAAGGGCGCA